TGGTTTGCTCCTAAGATGCAAGTCTTTGAGAGTGGTAATGTACAGGACATGTGTGGCGAAGATGTGTCGTTCTGTCTTGATGCAAAGGAAGAAGGCTTTGATATTTGGTGTGATCCACGTATCAGGGTTGGTCACGAAAAAACTCGCGTAATTTGAGGTACTGAACTATGATGATGAAAGGCGGCACTTATGTTAAGGGCAAACCCAAAAAAACTCGCCAAGGAAACTCGCAGTATACTTTAAGATCCGCGACTTCTCGTAATAAAGCAAAAAAGAAGTATCGCGGGCAGGGTAAATAAGTAAAGCAATGTTAACTTATCATGGCAGCACTAATTTGCAACCTTCCCTCGGTTGAAGTATGGGTAAGAAAAGAATATCTTACAGACCATCAATCTGGTCATGGTGAATTTGTTAAAGGCGTCTGGGTATCGTGTAAGTCGATACCTGGGCGCACTTTTTATTTTGAGACTTATTTACCAGAATATGCGGCAATGTATGATAAATTGCCTATTAGCGCATTTGTAAGTGCTCCAGAGACACCTGATCCAGATATGGATCTACCTAATTTACAATTTTGGAATTGTATGGACTATGGTGTAGTTGCAATTACAAAGCAATTCATTGGTTCTATGGATTATGAGTTGTATACTCGCGACTTTGGTATTCAAAAAGGTACATATATTTGTACAATTGATAATTATCATCAAGATCCTGAAGTTGTTGACTATGCAACAAGTGAAAATCCTGCAGAACATAAATCACATAACCTAATTGAGCTAGAAAATGGGCAATATGCACTCTATCCTAACAATAGAATGCGTATCTATGATAACAGTTTGACACCTGTTGACCCAAAAATGCCTGATTTTAAGGTTTCAACTCAGTGGTATCAAGTTGAGAATGGTTTTGAACGTCTTGGAATGGGTCGTGAAGACGAATATTTCTGGAAAACTGCAAGAGAACGTGAAAACCAGGAAGAAAAACCTGAAGATATGTACAAATCACAAGAAGGTCGCCATTTAGACCCTCAATAAATAGCAAAAAAGAGAAAAAATGACTCCAAATAACGATTTTCTAGATAATTTAGCTAATCAACAGCATCAAAAGATGCTTCGTGAGATTTCAAACGATGATTTGACTCCTAAAAAGAAGAAACTTCATCAGGAGGGAGAAATTTTTTCTACAGAAAGTGATCCTGAACCATTATATGAATAAAAAATGAGTAAAATCCTTGATAAATAATACATAATTGCCACATTGTTGTGCCCATACAGAGGATCAGTCAAGGTTTTAAAGATATTAGTATGACTTTTCAGACTAATCCTCTGACAAAGGACTTGATTGTCTTAAAAAATGAAAATGCGATTGCAAGATCGGTAAAAAATATCGTTTTTACTGTTCCTGGAGAGAAACCTTTTAATCCAGAGTTTGGTTCTCGTATAAGTGAGTCATTATTTGAAAATATTGATGACATTACAGCATCTCAAATTGAAACTGAGCTTAGAGATTCAATTAATCGTTTTGAACCAAGAGTTTCAATTACAAAATTGGTTGTAAATGCCAATATTGATGAGAATGGATTTGATGTCACATTAATCTATGACATCATCGGTGCAGAAGTTCTGCCACAACAATTAGAATTCGTATTGCTACCAACAAGGTAAAATGCCACTAGTAAATTTCACAAATTTAGATTTTGAGCAGGTTAAAACCTCTCTGATAGAATATTTAAGATCTAATTCCAATTTTACGGATTATGATTTTGAAGGTTCTAACTTATCTACAATTCTGGATGTATTAGCATACAATACGTATATTACTTCGTATAATGCTAATATGGTAGCAAACGAAGTTTTTATTGACAGTGCTACATTAAGAGAGAATGTAGTTTCATTAGCTCGAAACATTGGATATCTTCCAACCTCTAGAAAGGCAGCTACGTCCGCTATAACCTTCTTTGTTGACACAAGTAATATACAACCATCCCCAGCGTCTGTAACGCTGAATAAGGGCACTGTAGCGTCCTCTAACGGGTCGTTTGCAGGCACGTCAGGGTCTTTCTGCATCCTTGATGATGTTACGGTCCCTGTTATCAATAATATAGCAACATTTTCAAATATTCCCATCTATGAGGGAACATTTTTAACTAAGAATTTTACATATAACTCCCAAAACCCATTTCAAAAGTTCATCCTACCAAATGCAGGTGTTGATACTGAGTTACTTAGAGTTTCGGTAAAGAATAACGAAAGCTCAACAACCGCTACAAAGTATTCTTTACAAGATAGTCTCTTTTATGTTGGATCTGATTCCAAAGTATATTATCTCCAGGAAATTGAGGATGAAAGATATGAGTTAATCTTTGGAGATGGTGTTTTTGGTAAGAAGTTAGAAGAATCTAATTATATTACTGTTAATTACATAGCAACTAATGGAGATTCTGGAAACGGAATGTCTAACTTTAGTTTTAATGGTCGATTGACATATGTAAGAGATGGAAATGAATATACAATTGCATCTGGCATCTCTCTTATAACTACAGAGTTTAGATCAAGAGGCGGAAGTGCCATTGAATCTGTTGATTCTGTTAAAAAGTATGCGCCAAGAATTTATGCATCTCAAAATAGAGCAGTTACTGCGGATGATTATGAAACTTTAATCCCTTCAAGAATATATCCAGATACTGAATCAATTTCTGTTTTTGGTGGTGAAGAAGTTGTTCCTCCACAGTATGGAAAAGTCTTTATTAGCATCAAACCAAGATTTGGCGACTTTTTACCAAATTTAATTAAAGAAAATATTAAACTAAAACTTAAAAAGTATGCTGTTTCTGGAATTGTGCCAGAAATACTTGATCTCAAGTATCTTTATGTTGAAGTAAGTTCAAAAGTTTACTATAACACAAACTTTGCACCATCTGCTGCTGAAGTTTCTACTATTGTGCAAAACAATGCATCAAAATACGCAAATTCTACTGAATTAAATAAGTATGGTGCTAGATTTAAATACAGTAAGTTCTTGAAAATTCTTGACGACAGCCACGAATCAGTAACCTCAAACATAACAATTGTTAGAATGAGGAGAGACTTAAGAATTGCTGCAAACGCAATTGCAGAGTATCAAATTGGTTTTGGTAATAGAATTCAAGTCATTAATGATAATGGATATAATATTAAAACTTCAGCATTTAGTGTTTCTGGTATTGTAGGAAATGTCTACCTCTCAGATGCTCCTGACTCCGATGGACTAACAGGATCTTTATTCTTATTCAGTCTTCCATCTGTTGGATCGCAAAATCCAACAATTATAAGAACAAATGTTGGATCAATTGATTACGTAAAAGGCATTATTACGATCAATGCGATCAATTTGACAAATGGGATGATAAAAGACGGTCAACCTATTATTGAAATACAAGCAACTCCAACTTCAAATGATGTTGTTGGATTACAGGACCTTTATTTGCAACTAGATACTAGTAAGAGTACATTTGATATGGTATCAGATCAAATTGAATCTGGAATTGACCCATCGGCATCTAATTACATAGTTACTTCTTCTTATGCAAATGGCAATTTAGTTCGTGTTGGAGGACCAGCATCAACGGAAGCCTCTGCTTCTACCACACCAGCAACTACAACAAATAGTTCTTTTGGTGGATCTGTAGTAAGTACTTCACAAATTTCATCTTCAGGATCTTCATCTTCTTCCGGCGGCGGATACTAATTTAGAGATATAGCAAAATGACAGAAAAAAGAATTCAATTCAGCAATATTGTAAAGAGCCAAGTTCCAACTTATGTTGCGAATGACTTCCCGCTTATCTCAGAATTTTTAAAACAATATTATTTGTCGCAGGAGTTTAAGAGTGCTCCTATTGATTTAATTCAAAATATAGATCAATATATTAAACTTGATGAGCAAGCAAATACAAACCATACTGTAGTTTTATCTGCAGATATTGATGAATTTGCAACAACCATCAATGTTGACGTAGCAAAGTCTCCTGAAGGAACTCAAAAGTTTCCTGATACTTATGGACTTTTAAAAATAGATGATGAAATTATTACATATACTGGAAAAACGCAATTTTCTTTTACAGGATGTATAAGGGGTTTTGTTGGAATCTCTTCATACAAAGAAACTGCAAATTCAGAGAATCTTGTATTTAATTCTACAGAATCTGCTGATCATAAAGCATCTGCAACTATAGAGAATTTAACTTGTTTATTCTTAAAGGAATTTCTCAAGAAAACTAAAGTTCAGTTACTTCCAGGACTTTCAAATAGAAGTTTGTTCTCTGGTTTAGATGAAAATAAATTCATAAAACAGTCAAAAGACTTCTATAGTAGTAAGGGAACTGATGAGTCATTCAAAATTCTCTTTAAAGCATTGTATGGTGAAGATATTAAAATTATCAGGCCAAAGGAATATCTTTTTACTCCATCAAATGCACAAAATTTAGTAACTTCAAATTTTGTCGTAGAAGGAATTCTTGGAGATCCAAAAAAATTAGAATTACAAACTATTTTCCAAGATTATCCATCAAAAGCATATACTCCAATTTACAATGTAGAAGAGATTAAGGTTGGAGCAGGAAAAACCTATTACAGACTTTCGTTTGATGGTGGATATAATAGAGATGTTAGAGTTTTTGGAGCTACATATGGAGACTTTAAAGTTTCTCCAAAAACTCATGTAATTGGCAATGTATCCGCAGGATCAACTTTTATTGACGTAGATTCAACTGTTGGATTTGAAACTTCTGGAAATCTTTATGTCAAGTATCCAAATGGTATTTCTGTACAAAGTGGTATTGTTTCATATACATCCAAAACTTTAACACAGTTCCTAGGATGCTCTAATATTGAAGAAGAGATTGTTGATGGTGATAGTGTAGGTATCAGTAGTTTTTTATATGTTAAACCAAATCCAGATCCCGTTGCTCCCTTTGAAGATGTAGAAGTAAGAGTTGGATCTATATTAACTGGATTTTCAAAACCAGAAAGTGCGTATGATTTCAAAGCAGATGATACCTTTATGGTAAAATCTCTCGGTGTAAGAAATGAAAACCACAAATTTAAAAATTGGGTTTATAGTAATCCAGTTCAATATACCATTGATAAGATAGAACTTATTAGTACAACTTCACCAAAAACTTATAAACTAACTTTAAAAGCAGATCATTATCTAAAAAATGGAGATAAGTTAGAAATTAAATCTATGACTGGAGCATCAACAGATGATGCTGATGTATCTGATATTATTTCTTCAAGAGTAATAACAATCAAAACCCCAGGTA